TATTATTAATAAGGATATATTAGATAGTAAATAACATACTAAAAATAATTGAAAATATTTGGAGCTTTTGCTATATAATATTATTAATAAGGATATATTAGATAGTAAATAACATACTAAAAATAATTGAAAATATTTGGAGCTTTTGCTATATAATATTAATATAAGAATAAGGGAGCGTAATAAAACAAAGTTAAAAATAAGTTAAAAAAATTACCAATTATTGTATATAATATTAATATAAGGATAAGGAAATACGATAAAAAAAATAAATAAAAAAGTTAATAAAAATCCAAATAATTGTATATAATATAATCATAAGAAAGAAAACTTATCTAATAAACTCAAGTCAATCAATATAATAAGGAAGGAAAAATTAAAATTATGAAACCAGTAATGTCATTAGAAGATATAAAACATTCTTTAAAAACAATGGAAGAATATAGTAAAAATCTTACAAAATCTCAACACAACACTTTAATAAGCTGTATAGCTAATATTGAAAGTTGAATTAGGGAATTAGATAAATAATAAGGAAGGAAATAATAAATTATGAAATTACTAATAGCAAAATCTAAAAAATATAAAAATCAATTAATATACGATAATAAAGCCAAAACATATAATTATTACCACAATGGAAAATTAATTTGAAGTGAATCTGGCGACGAAAGTCTTAATAATATTGCCCAAAAATTATTCGAATGTAATCATATGGATACACAATTATCAGATTTAGAAATGGAACATCCAATTTTCAAAAAATATTATGAAAGTTGCGAAAAAATGTTAAATAAGGAATAATTAATATGATTATAAACAATAACAAAGCTACTAAAGCACAATTAAATTATATCGAATCATTAATAAGACAAACAAGAAGATTTGATTTAAGACCAAATGGTCAAATAACATTATTACAAGCAAGTTATTTGATCAAAAAATTATTAAAAATTGTTAATCAAAATGTAAAAAGTTACTATAATTATTAAAAGGAATCAATAATGAAAGATAAAAAATTACAAATCGTTTTAGAAAAAATTAACGAACTTGATCCAAAATGTCAAGATCACAACTTAAGTGAAATATATAACTTAATAATTAAATTACAGAAGGGAAAATAAAATTATGAAAATTAAAAAATCAAAATCAATTAGAAATTATCTAATTAAAAACAAATTACTAATTAACTCAACATTAGAAATGAAAGGTTTCGAAGCATTTAAACAATTATTACTAGATTTAATTAATCAAGGAATGTTGAATGGCGAAATTAACGATAAAGAAGAATGCATCAAAATGTTAGATGCAATCCCAAATATGAAACCAAATCATTTATATTCAACATATATAACATTAATAACTTGTATAAAAGTAGGCAAATAAGGAAAGGAGAACTAATATGGAATTAAACAAAGAATTAATCAAAGCCATGATTAAAGACGCAATTCAAGAATATCTTATGGATAAAACACAAGATTTAGATAAATTAGCAGATAGCTACGCTATCAATATTGAAAGAATAGTAAAGGAATCAAAATAAATAAATTATGAAAATTACAAAATTACAAATTAGCGATTATGTATACACTAGCAATACAATTACAATTGAATTTAAAGGTGACATTAATTTCAACAAAGCTATACCGGAATTAATAAAAGTATTAGAAGAACATGAAGATAAGTCAAATAATTAAGGATATAATAATAAGGTTATTATATACTAAAGATTACAAACAACTATTTAAAGACATTATAAATTACGAAAGTTGATATTATGAAGAAGGAAATAGAAAAATTTAATAAAATAACAGAACAAGAATGATATCAATTCTTAATGGAAAAACATATAGACCCAGATTATTGATGTGATTATGTACCAGAAGATTATGGGTTTACAATTAAGGAGGAAATATTATGATAGTTAAACTAGGTGAAAGCAGTAATATTAAGAAAGTGGAATACAATCCAGAAACAAAAACATTAACAATTACGTTTATGAATGATATTACATACGAATATTACAATATTGAATTAAATATTATATTAGATTGACAAAAAGCAGAAAGCGTTGGAAAGTTTTTTGCAGAATATATTAGAAATAAAAAATATAAAAGAATCAATTAACTAAACAAAATTTTTAAAGGAAGGAACAACTATGAAAAAAATTAGTAATAAACAAGAAGAAGTTAAAAAATATATATTAGGTTATCCAAATTTTAAATACATAACAGAAGCTGTTAATGGATTTAATGTTGGGGAATTAATTACAATTGCAGCTAGACCAGGTTGTGGAAAATCTACATTTTGTAAAAACTTAATATATAATTTTAATTTTCAAAATATTAAAACATTATTAATAAGCACAGAAGAAACAGAATATGAAGTTTCTTCAAAACTAGAAAAATTACACTTAGAATTTGATAATGAATTCGATTATAATATATTTTATTTTGAAAATGAAAATTTAAATATTGAACAAATTGAAAAAAATATTAAAAAATCAAAAGCAAAGGTAATTTTTGTAGATTACATTCAACAATTAGAAGGTAATATTAGAGAAAATACCAAAGCTTTAAAACGATTAGCAGTTAAATATAAATGCATCATATTTATATTTTCGCAATTAAACAGATCAGCTAATAATAGAATACCAGATGCATCAATGTTAAGTAAAAGCGATAATATTTTACACGATTCAGATCAAGTATGGTTATTACATGATTCTGGATTAAAAACAACTAATGAAGACGATGCTTTAATAATAAATATAGCTAAAAACAGAAAAGGTAAAATTGGTACTTTGTGAATAGCTTTCAATAAATATCAAGGTTCATTATTTGATATAAAACCAGAATATTTTGATGATTTTACAGAAAATTACAAAATAGAATTGGAAGAAAAATGTCCAAATTGGGCAAAAAAGATTATTGAATCAATAGACAACATTGATTTATCAATACCAAAACAAGATAAACCATTTATGATATTAAAGTCAGGAATTATTTTATAATGAAATACTATTTAATTAAAGCAAATGATATGAAAAAGACAGAGTTTGTAGGTGAATACTATTTTGATTTACAACAAGAACCTATTGAACTAACAAAAGAAGATATCAAACAAATACTAACTGAAAACTTACCTTCTGATAGCAAAGTTCTTAACAAAATAAGAAAGGTATTAGAATAATGAACTTAAATAACTTAGTATGAAGTCAAGAAATACCATGATTAGATAAAATAAACACTTTAACACAGTTAAAAACACAATTGGAGCCTAAATTAACCAACGATATACCATTAACATTCGATATAAATTATGTATTTCGTAATAATTGAGACAATTTAAGTTACAATGATCAATGAAAAGAGGTAGATTTAGCGATCAAGATATTAAATCTAACTCGTAAATGAAAAAGAAAATACAATATTAACACATATACAAAATTACCATGTTCTTATTTCCTAGGCTTCTTCAATCAATATATTATTGTAAATTCAAATACACTTTCAAAAACTTTAGGTAATAACTGAAATAAAAGAAATAAAGATATAACAGTTAAAAGAATGGTGTATTGAGCAACTACGTTATACAATAAAAAATTAATAAGCGAAGAAATTTTAAATCAATTTTTAGAACAATTAGAAGAAATAGGAGAATAAAATGTCAAAATTTGAATTAATAAACAAAGATTTTGTTCAAAACGTGAATGAAATCGTTCCAAAATTAACAAGAGAAGAAAAAGCATACTTAAAAGTACAAGCTAAAAAAGTAGGGTTAATAGAAGATAAAATAGATGAAGCTCTTTTGAAAGAAGGAGCAGGAAAGATTGAATGAGACGACCCAACAGATGGAACCCATCATACAGTTACAGTAGTTAAGACTTTAGGTTCAACTACAACTAAAACATACGAAGTAATAGATTATGAAAAAGCAGTTAAATACGCTAAAGAAAATAATTTACATATACCATATTTAGAACCACAAGTTGATATCAATGCAATTCAAAACGAATTATGATTTCAACAAAACATAAATTTATTTAAAACAACAAAAGAAGAAGTTAAAACTACTAAACCTACTGAAAGAGTTATAACAAAATAAAAAAGATTATAAAAATTAGAAAAAGCATCATATAATGTATAATGCAACAGAAAGACAACTGTATAAACTCTCGTAAATAATAAATAGAAGGAGATATTATGACAAATAAAAACAGAAATTTATTATTAATGTTAAAGGATATTATTTTAAAAAACACAAGTATTGTAGGTAATAATTGAGAAAATATTGTTACAGATATAGATAATGAATTAAACAATACAAAAAAATTAAAATATAACCCAAGACTAGGCGAAGAAACATGAAACATAATATGTAAAGAAATTAAAAATTATGTAACAGAAAAGAAATCGTTTAGTCAAATTAAAAATATTTTAAAATCAAAATATCCCAACTATAACGCAAACACATTAATATTAAAATACTATAAATGAAAAAAAGGAGAAAATAATAATGGAAGAAATTAAACAAGAACAAGTTCAACCAACAGTTACTGTAACTGAAAAAGTTGAAAAACGTACAAAGAGAAGTAGAGAATTTTATGCCCCAATAATGGCAGAAATAGCATCTATGAAAGTAAATGGTAAATCAACAAAAGAAATTAAAGAATATTTAAAAACAAAATATCCAGATATTAAACCCGGATCATTAATGGCTAAATATTCAGAATGAAAGAAAAACCAAAATAAACAAGGAGAATAATCATGCAAGATATAGCATGTATACAAGTAGGTCCCGAAACAGAAACACAAGATGTTGTTAAAAAAGAAGGATTTACAACAAATGAAAATTATTTAGGACATACTCAAAGTGGTATTCCAATATATTACAACAAACAATTAAAACAAGGAGAAATTAAAACAATTATGGCAAGTCAAAATACAGAATTTAAACAATTAAACCCAGGAAAGTATAATGCAAAATGTTTGCAAGTATACGAAAAAGTAAATGAAACAAATAAAAATAAAATCATTAAGATCGCAGAATTAGAAGTAGAAGGTCAATCTAAAGAAGATTCTATGCAATATGTAACATTCTTTATGAATGGTTATAATGAAATTCAAATGGAAATTTCAAAAAAGAACATTGAAAACATTTGTAGAGATTTTAAATTAAATTCAATAGAAGAATTAAAAGATAAAAAAGTAAATTTAGTAGTTAAGAAAAATGATAAAGGTTATATTAATTATTTTATTTATGCACCACAAAAATTTATGAATTGAGATGGTGATTATCAAATTCCATGTACAATCTTTAGTTATTCAAAGAAACTAGAAGACAATTGTGCAATCTTTGGATGTAAATTTAGATTTAATGGTGAAGATTATGTTGATTTTATCTGATATCATTTAAACAATGAATGAGATCAAAAATATTACCAAGCATTTTGTAAGAAAGCAGGATTAGATCCAAATGCAATTAATCCAAATTTAGATATTAAAGCAGAATTAAAAGTAAGTTATGTAGAATCTAAAAAGGAACCAGGTAAGTTCTTTACAAATAAGAAATTAATTATTAAGAAATAAGGTAATCAAAATGAATGCAACAGAAATTTGCATGATAATATTAACAAGTATAATTGGATTGTTATCATTAGGAATAGTAATTAAAGAAATTATTAAAACAAAGAAAGAAGATAGTAAATGAAAAGAAAAGCATTAGTATTAAGTAGTGGTGGTATTGATTCTACAACCTGTATTGCTTACGCAATACAAAACTTAGGTATAGAAAATGTATCTACAGTATCAATATCATATGGTCAAAAACATTCTAAAGAATTAGAATGCGCGGAAAAAATAGCGAAATACTATGGATTAAAACACTATATAATTGATTTATCCGAAGTATTCAAACATAATTCTACCTGTACTTTGTTAAAAGGCAATGGGGATATAAAAGAAATAAGTTATGAAGAACAATTAAAGGAAAAGCCAATTGTGGACACATATGTTCCTTTTAGAAATCCATTAATGATTAGTGCAGTAACAAGTTTAGCATTATCTATTAATCCATCAGATAAAACATTTGTTGTTTTAGGTAACCATGCAGAAGATTATGGTAAAGGTAAAGTTGCAGTCTATCCAGATTGTTCACCAGAATTTTCTGAATCAATGGCAGAAACAGTTAGATTAGGTTCTGGGGGATTCGTAGAATTATTGTGCCCATTTGTTAATTCAACTAAATCAGATATAGTTAAATTTGGTTTAAGTTGCGATGTACCATATTATTTAACATGAAGTTGTTATGAAGGTAAAGATAAACCATGTGGAAAATGCGGAACATGTATAGATGCGATTAAAGCGTTTAAAGATAATGGCAAAGATTATTTAGAAATGTATAGAAAGGAAGAAACATGCTAGTATTTGTAGCTTACGCTGGAAGTAAATTAGAATTAAATCCAGGAGAAACAATAGAAGCTCAAAAATTATATAGTCCTTCTGCTATATTTTCAAAACGTTTAAAATATGCTAAATCAATTACAACAAAAGATAAAATATTTATTTTAAGCGCAAAGTATGGTTTGGTAAAATTAAATGATAAATTGGAGTATTATGATTTATATTTAGGTAAACAATCAGAAATTTATAAATACAAATGAACTAATAAAGTAATAAACCAAATGAAAGAACAAAATATAGATTTTAACGAAGAAGTATATTTTGCAGCGGGTAAAGAATATTATAAAGGACTTAAATCTTATTTTAAAAATAGTAAATTTGAAATAGACGAAGTTAAAAAAGATTTAGGTAGATCCGGTATAGGAATGTCGTTAAAATATTACGATATTAAGAATGGAGTAAAGAAAAATGAAGAATGTTAAAAAAGATAATATTAATCCAAACCATTATAGATTTGGCAAATTGGAATTAATAGAAGTAATGGTAGACCAATTGTCAAAAGAAGAATTTAAAGGTTTTTGTAAAGGTGTAATTTTAAAATACATTTGTAGAGCAGATCATAAAAATGGATTAGAAGATTACAAGAAAGCACAATGATATTTAAATAGATTAATTAAGGAAATGGAAAATGACAATTAAAGATTATCAAAAATATGTTAAAGATGGCGCTAGTGAAAAATATAGTGACCCATCATTCGCAGCTTTAGCTTTAGTAGGCGAAGTTGGCGAAGTGTGCGATGAAATTAAAAAAAGAATGATATATATTAAATCTAATGGATTTAGTAATATATTAGAAGAACTCGGAGATGTATTTTGACAATATATAGCATTAATTCAATCTTTTGGTTATACATTAGATGACATCATGGAATCTAATGTTGCGAAATTAAAATTAAGACATGGTAAGAAAAAATTAGATTTAACAGGGGGTAAAAGATAATGGAATTTATTCATATATTACCAACAAATATGATTAATGAGGATATGATGAGACAAAAATACGAAATGTATTTGACAGATCAAATTCTTAAAAATAAAGAAAAATATTCTTTCTTAGCTAAAGATAGCATTAAAGGAGAAAATTATTATAAGATTTTAGATAATTCTGCATTTGAATTAGGTGAAGGATTAACTATGGAAAAAGTTTTAGAAGCAGCAAAAATTATTGATGCAACAGAAATTATATTACCAGATATTGTTAATTCTACAGAATCTTTTAATAAAACATTGAAAGCATTATCAGAATTGGATACAAAAAACCTTAAATATAAAATTGCAGCTGTAGTTCAAGGAGATAATTGAACTTCTAGAACAGAATGCATGAAAAAATTATTAAGTATTAAATGTATTAAAACAATTATGATTCCAAAGGTTTGTGAAGATAGAAATTCATTAGTTGAAATATTATCGAACCTTAAAGTAATTTATGATAGACCAGATATTGAAATACATTTATTGGGGTTAAGAAATGAAGGTATATCAGAATTAATGTACCCAGATATTAAAAAGAAAGTTAGAAGTATTGATACTGGATACTTTATGGCAATCAGTAATGATTATAGAAAAGATGTATCTGAAATTGATCCAAGACCAAGAGATTTAACAATTGATTTAAACTCAATGGTTATTGATAGAGAAATGTTTAATAGCAGAATCAAAGCAGTTAAAAAGATTCTTGAATTATAAGGAGATAAATATGTTAATAGTAAGAAAATTTGAATTCGAAATGGCACATTGTTTAGATGGTCATAATAGAGGATGTAATAATGTACACGGTCACTCTTATAAATTAGAAGTTGGATATAAACCAAGTGAACTTATAGAATTAGGTAGTTCTGCTGGTATGGGTATTGACTTTGGAGACGTAAAAAGAATCGTTAATGAAGCAATCATTGAAAATTTAGATCATGGCTTTATTTATAATGAAAACAATAAAACAGAATGTAAGATTGCAAAACAATTAAAGAAATTAGGTAAAAAAGTTATTAAATTCCATGGAAGAACTACATGTGAAAACATGGCAAAATGATTCTTAATGAATTTAATAGTAGTAGACGATTGTTTTGAATATGTTAGATTATACGAAACTAGCGGGAGTTATGTAATTATCGGAAAGGAAGATATATATGGAATCTAAATACAAACTAGTAGAAATATTTAAATCTATCCAAGGCGAAGGTTATAATTTTGGTAAAGAAGTTGTATTTATTCGTTTCTGAGGTTGTAATTTAAAATGCCCATGATGTGATACAAAAGTTAATGAATGTAATTTAGAACTAACCGCTAAAGAAATTAAAGCTGCAGTTGAAAAATATAATTGTACTAATATAATTTTGACCGGAGGAGAACCAACAATCTGAAAATTGGATGAGTTATTACAATACTTTGGTAAAGAATACTGAATAGGAATCGAAACAAATGGATTAAACCTAGTCCCAGATAGAATTGATTGAATATCTTGTTCACCTAAATTTAAATTTAGAGATATACCATTAAATATAAATATGGATAGAACAAGTGAATTTAGATTAGTAGTCGATGATGATTCAATTGATTTCATCAATTGAGCTACATTACTTAGAATGAATTATAATAATGAAAATACACAATTTTATTTAAGCCCATGTGAAATTGGAAATTGACAAATGGGTCAAACACCAAAATTTGATTGAGATAAATTTGCTAAAGTTTACAATATATTAAAAGAATATGGATTTTCAACATCAATTCAAGTTCATAAATTATGAGGTAAAAGATAGTGTTATCTAAAATAGATATACTAGGAAGCGGTTCTTCCGGTAATGCTTACGTGTTATATTTCGATAATAATAAAATCATTCAATTAGATGCTGGTATTAAAAACGAAGAAAGTTCTAAAGTAAACAAATTATATATCAGTCACTTAAAACATAAAGATCATGATAAATATATTAAAGATTTTAAATGTGATATTATTTTAAAAAGTGACATTAAAATACCACATATAGTAGATAATTACGCTTATATTATTGAAGAAGATAATGAAAAAATAGCTTATATTACAGATTGCGGTAATTATAAAGAAATAGATATTGATTTATCAAATTGTACATATGTGTTTATTGAATGTAATTGAGATTATTTCTTAATTAAACAAAAAGTTATCAAAGCCCAAGAATATGCGTTTTATTCATTCAGCGATAAAGGTCATATGAGCAACTTAGATACACTTAACGCCATAGCAAAATGAAAAGTAAATAAAGATTGTAAAATTATGTTTATTCATAAATCAGGAAATCACGCTAATTGAGACTCCACGTATAATATATTTAAATGTTTACCAAATAAAAACATGTTTGTAGCAGGTAGAGGAAAAGGAACTTTATTTTGTAAAGCATGAACATCAGTTGGAGAAGGGAGAATGTTATAATGGATAAAATAAATGAAATGTTAAAAGAAAGATTCTATATTGAAATAGCAAATAAGTATCATATATCAGATGCTACTCAAGTATATAGAAAAGAAGTAGATGAAGATTTAATACATGATTTTTACGCATTATGAAGTCAATGTAATGAATTAATACAAGAAAAAGCTGAAAAAGAAATAGAAAAAGATAAAGATATTACAAATGACTAAAGAAGTTTTATTTCCAATGTTTAGTGAATGAAAATCTATACATAATAGACAAGCTAAATGACAAGATTTTGTTAAAGCACTAAATGAAGTAGGAATTCAAAATCCATGAAAAGAAACTTTTAATATAAACGAAGTAAATAAAAAATTAGGTTTAAGCTATGTAGATGAAGAAGGATGAACTATTTCTAAATCTAGAATAGCTAACGGTAAAATAATATCATTTAAATTAAAGGAGATATATAATAATGAAGAAGAAATTAAAAAACAAGAAAACAAAGATGAATAAAAAACATAAAATGTTAAAATCAAATTGTCCAGGAGTATATTGAGATATAACTCTTATGTTAGAAGAATTAGGTCCAGCATTAACTATGCAGTTTATTGAATCTATTGAAAATGATAGAATAATGAGAGAAAGACAAGAAAAAAGATACCTATATTTAGATAATCTTAAAGGTGATTATACTATTGAATTCGAAAATAAAAAGAAGAAAAAATTTAAAGATTTTAAGGATTGATACGATGGGATTTAAAATACAAAGTAGCAAGTTTTTCATAGTTAGAGAAAATTATGCAGACAAAGAAGGGACAGTTTTAAATAGTAAATGACTTCAAGAATTAACAATAGAAGAACTCAATGATATATGCGCAGTATGGTTTGATTTGAGAAAAGATTATCCAAGAAGCACTTCAATTAGAAGAAAATTAGGAAGATTATTTAAATAATGAGTAAGTATTATTTGATAAAAGTAAATAATAATTGAGAACAAGACAAATGTAATGGAGAGTTGATACCACCAAAATACCAAGATACACTTGTTGAACTAACTGAAGAAGAACTTAAAGTACTTGCAAATATTAGTACATTTACTGCACCAAAAGGTTCTGGTAAAACAAGTTGGACTGCTTTATATAAAATAAGGGAGATATTAGACAATGGAAAATAAAAAATTAGAATGATATGTATATTGTCTTGAAACCTGCTATTCTGGAAAACCAAAGATGTTATTAAGAAATATTTTTGAACTTAATTGGCCAATGAATGCTGTACTATATAAATTAAGAAATTATAAAAATAAAATGAAGTTTGCAAAAGAACTAGATTCTCTTATTGCTTGACAATTATGAAGTAGGTCAGAATATGAATGTTATATTAACAACGAATTAAAAATCGACCCATATCAACAAATTCAAATGAATTGAGATAAGTTTGTAGATTATTGTTGAGAAAATAAAAAGTTATTTGGTAGTAAAAGTTTTAAAGAATCAAATAAACATTGAAAAGAAGTACAAGAATATTGGAGGAAATATAATAAATGCGAGATATAAAAAGAATAGATAGAATATGTAATAAATTAAAAGAGCTTTGACATTATCATCCAGATATGAGATTTGGACAATTAATCCAAAATTATATACCTATAGATTGAAACATGGAAGACACAAAAGAGTGCGAATGAAAAGAAAATTACAATACTGAATACTTTATTGATAAAGAAATTAATGATTGTAAGTTATGAAAAAGAGTATGTAAAGAAACGACTTATTTAGATGACCATGAAAAATGATCTAAAAAATGAATGAAAGATATTATGAATGATGATTTATGAAATAAAGAACCTAAATGAGAAAATTATATAAAGGAATTAAAAGATGTGAAATAATCGTAGAGAATATGCTTTAAAAGCTCAGCATAAAAAAGAGTTTCCAGATATATTAGAAACACCTGGAATATATCTATGAACAAGATACGACCCTGAAATTAATAAAACGTTTTGTTATGTTGGACAAGCTAAAAACTTATTAGATAGACACTTTCATTATTGATGCGTTATAAAGGGATTACATTATCCTATTAAACATAATGAAGCTAGTTTAAAAGCTCATCCAGATTGAAAATATTCAATTATAGAAAAATGTCCTATAGATAAATTAAATGAAAGAGAACAGTTTTGAATATGAGATTATATGAAAAGAGATAATTATATTTCATATAACCGAGAAAATTCTTTAGATAGAACACAATCTAATAAAAAGAGAATTAATAAGATAGAATCTGATTATAGAAAGTTTATTGGTAAGTTGTTATCTAGATTAGAATTAAAAATAGAAGATATTCAAATAAACGTTAAAACTAAAATGAATAAAGACGGTAAGCCAAGTAGAGTTAGTTTAAATTCATTCGAACAATTAAAAGAGTTTATAAATAACGTGATGAAAGAGGCAGAAAATGAAATTTAATAAAGAATTAAGAGAAAAAATGTTGAAAAGATATGGTGAATTAAGAAACGCTGGTTTAAGTACTAGAGAATGTGAATCTAAATTAATAAAAGAATTTAAAGTTAAAGGAGCTAGTTCTATAAGAAAAGCTTATACTGATATGCAGAAAAAAGTTTATGTTGATATTAAAGACGATGCCATGTTAAAAGACATTATTAATGCTAAATCAGATTTATTAATTAATAGAAAAATTAACATATTAATGAACAAGGATTTACATAAACAGGCTAATGATAATGCTAGATGGGAATTAATTAAAGAAGCTTTAACTAAATTCCAACCAAAACATTTAAAATATCCTTTTAAAAACAATATTTCTAAACCTAAATTAAATAAAGAAGATATGGATGTTATTTATATTTTAGGAGATATTCATTATAGAGGTATTCAAGATAGGGATTTAGTCGTAGAAGCGTTTAATAAAATTAATTTAGAAGTATTAAGAAAAGATTATAGAAATGTAACTTTAATACTTACTGGAGATAACGTTGACGGTGAAATTCATACTGAACAACAAAGAACTAACGAACCAGTAATAGAAACAACAATGCAAATAACTAATTTATTATGCGAATGTATTAATTGTAATCCAAATATTAAACAAGTATATATGGTTTATGGCAATCATGAAGAAATTAGACTTTGGGGAGATAAAGGAACTACGAACAACGTTGGTAAATTTATCTATTGAGGTTTAAAGAATTGTTTAAAATACGCTAAAGTAGAAGCTAGTAATGAATTATATTTCGAATATAAAGGTAAAAGAATTTTATTATTACATGGTCATCAAAATTATGCTAAAAGTAAAACTAGATTAATAGATCATTGTGCAGTAACATATAAGATTCAACCTGATTATATTATATTAGGACATTTCCATACAAGTAAAGCTAATCAATTTAGTAAAAATCAATGGTTAATTACAGCCCCGGCTTTAAAAAATTGAGAAAGTGATTGAGATAGAAATAATGGATATTGTGGTTTAGGACAATATGTTAAGTTAAAATTAAACTGAACAACTCCCCAAATAACTACTATAAACGTTAAGGAGAATAAATATGGAAGATAAATACGAATATTTTCGGAAATTAGCAATGAAAAATATAAACCAACATATAATATTAGAAATAGGAAGAAAGCGTTTAAAAGGTCGTATTATGAGGTTAAAATCGAGTATGAAAGGAGAAGCATAATGTATCCAAGTTTATTTGATCAAAGTTTAGCTAAGAAAAACAAAAAAATATCTAAAAAAATAAAAAAAACATCATATAATAGAAAAAAGAAAGATAAATAATTAATTATGATAGATCAAAAAAGAATTAGTAATGCTGTAAAAGAAATTTTAATTGCGTTAGGAGAAGATCCAAATCGCCCAGGATTAATCGAAACTCCAGATAGAGTTGCAAGAGCATATGCTGAAATATTTCATGGATATGAAGTGAGAGAACAAGATTTATGAAATTATAAAATGTTTAAAGGTGAAGCAGATGGGGTAGTAGAAATTAAAGATATTCCAACTTATTCATGTTGCGAACATCATATGCTGCCAATGTTAGGAACTACAACAGTTAGATATAAAACAAAAAATAAAAATGTAATTGGTTTAAGTAAGATTCCAAGATTGGTAAAAGACGTAAGTCAAAGATTGCAACTTCAAGAAAGAATGACAGAAGAAATTGCAAGTCGTTTATTTCAAATAATGCAACCAGAATGAGTAGAAGTCGAACAAAACATGAGACATATGTGTGTTGAAATGAGGGGAGCAAGATCTAACTCTGTAACACATTCATTCTGTAGAAAGACTGCTAGCGATGAATTTAAAAATTAAGATATTTGACTTTGAGGTATTTAAACAAGATTGATTTGTAACATTTTTAGATGATAAAACAAATGAATATACAACATTTAGAAATGATAGTTTAGGATTAATCGATTTTATAGAAAAGAATAAAAAAGACACTTGTTTCGTAGGTTATAACAATAATTTTTTCGATAATTACTGTTTAAGATGCGTTTATAATGGTATTAACCCATATAGAATAGTTGATTGAGTAATTAAAAAGGGGAATAACCCATGAACATTACCAGAATTACACAAAAAACCTAAATTAAATTTTATAAATTACGATGTTATGACAGCTTCTTTAACACCAGTTTCATTAAAAGAAGGTGAAGGAAATCTTGGTTTAGACATTATAGAAATGAATTTTGATTTTGAATATGGTGGTAAATTACCAGAAGACATATATTCTAGATTATTAGAATATAATAAACATGATTGTTATTCAACTCAACAAATATTTCATATTGAAAAAGAAGAATATCATGCTAAGAAATGTTTATTAGAAATGTTTGGTATGGATTATAGTTGTATGAATATGTCATATCCAAAAATTATTGCTAAAATTTTTCAAGCAGAACCAATACCACAATTGGAAAGTTATAAATACAAACATCCAAATTCAGTCAAATTAAAAGACATAAGTATTATCGAACAATTTGAAAGTCATGAATATTTTCCACGTGAAAAAATGAGTTTCGAAAGAAAAATTCAAGATATCATATATACGTTTGGTCTCGGTGGTGGTCATGGTGCTCTGGAAAACTTCGTTTATAAATTAAAAGAAGATGAAGTTATGTTAACTGCCGACGTAGATTCTCTATATCCAAATTTAATGATTAAATATAATTATTTAACAAGATGTATTCCTAATACAGATGGATTTAAAAAAATAGTAGATGATAGATTGGAATTTAAAAGATTAGGAAAAAAAGCAGAAGCTTCTGCATATAAGAATATAATTAATCCTATTTATGGTGCTAGCAGACAATTTTATAAATCAGGAGAAAATTATAATCCAGGAACTTTATGCGATTGAACTAAGGGAACAGATGTATGTATTACGGGACAATTATTTTTGTATATGTTAGCAGAAATGTGTAATTTACCGACAACTAAACACTTTAACCTTAATACAGATGGTTTATACACTATTGTAAGTAAAGCATATTTATCTAAATTACAAGAAAAATTGTTAGAATGACAAAATATAACTGGATTACATTTAGCTATAGATATTATAGAAAAAGGAGCAGTTATACAAAAAGATGTAAACAATTATATCTTATATGATGAAAAAACTGGTAAAACAAAAACTAAAGGTAAAGAAGTTAAAAAGTGACAAGGTGGTAGTTATATTTCCAATTCTTGTTCAGTAGTTGATGAAGCATTAGTTAAATACTTTTTATTTGATAAACCAATTAATCAAACAATTCAAGAAGCCTTTGATAAAAATGAAGTTATCAAGTTTCAAAAAATTGTAGCTAGAAAAGGTAAAAATTATACCGCTACAATGTGGGGAGATAAAGAAGTTCAAAAAATTAATAGAGTATTTGCTACTTTTGATGAAACAAAAGATATGTTAACGAAAATTAAAAATGGAAAGAAAAATAAATTTTCTGACATACCAGAACATTGTTGAGTAGATAATAGAGATGTAAGTAAAATTAATTTGAAGGAGATAAAATTAGATTTAAATTATTATTTAAATTTAGCCAATAAAAAAGTTAAATCGTTTAAGGGGGTATAATTACATATGAGTAAGGAATTTAATGGTTTTATTAACGTAAAATACATAAAATTTAACGACAATAAAGAACCAGTGGATGGTAAAAATACTTATGATATAGATGAAATTTCAGATTGACATCAATGTTGAGGTATTTTAATTCCAGATGATATTGTAGTGATAGATTCTGATAACATTGAAGAAGGTAGTAAATTAGTTGATATTATTAAAGATAAAAGAATCAATTGTTATATTTCTAAAACAGATAAAGGATATCATTTTTATTTCAGAATTCCTAAAGGAATGAAAATTAAGAATGGCGTTGATATTCCTACCCCATTAGGATTAGTAGATATTGATTATCGTTCTGGTCAACAATGAAGCTTAGCTTTTGAATTCATGCATGGTAAATGAAGAGAATGAGTTATAGGACCTAAATATAATGAACAAAAAGAAGGATTTATATTAGACCCATATGATTTAGATGAATTACCACATTGATTATATCCATTACCAAAGAATTCATCAGTTATACCATTAATTGGTATGGTAGAAGGTGATGGAAGAGATGATTCGTTATATAGATTAAGTTGAACTTTAATTAATAAAGGTTTCAATCAAAAACAAGTAGAAGAAACATTTAAATTAATTAACGTATATATCTTTGAAGACCCATTAGATGATAAACAATTAACTAAATTATTTACATTTGATGAGAAACAGTCTAAATCAGCAGATCAAAGATGATTTACAGAAATAAACGGTAAGATTCAATTTGATCATTCTGAAATGGCTAGATTTATGTCTCAAGTATTATTTGCATATAGAGATTCAATGAGTAATATTTGATTTTATGATGGAAAGAAATATGGTGTGGATGATTTTATTCTTGAACAAAAGATTGCAGAACATTGTCCTTCTTTAAAAATAGCACAACGTAAAGAAGTAATGGAATCTTTAAAATTATTAAATAAATCATTTCATTCGACTATAGTACCACAAATTAACCATAATTATTTATGTTGTGAAAATGGTTTGGTAGATGGAACTACTGGTTATTTAACAAACTTTAATCCAGGTTATTTCGTAACGACTCAATTAAACGTTACTTATAATGCAAATGCATATGATCAACATGTAGATAAATTTTTAGATGAAGTTTTGGTTGAAAAAGGAGATAACGAACAAAGAAAAATATTCGAAGAATATCTTGGTTATACTTTATTTGGTAAAACAAACTTTATGAAGAAAATGTTATTTATGATTGGACCAAGTGCAGATAATGGTAAATCTACAACTTTACAAATGTTACAAGCATTATTAACAATGGATAATTATTCTACTGTTAAATTACAAGAATTAAATGCCGGTAAAGGTAGATTTAACATGGCAGAATTAGATAACAAACTCGCTAATATCGATGATGACGTAGCTAATATATCGTTAAAAGGTGATAATATGAGTTATTTAAAGACGATTATAAGCGAAAACTCTATAGTTACTGTTGATAAGAAGTTTAAACAACCTTATAAGACGTTAATTCGCGCCAAAATGTGAGCAGCTTCAAACTTTATTCTTAAAACAGAACAGAAGGGAGATGAATGAATGACAAGATTAATTATTCTTGCTTTCGAAAATCAATTTAAAGGTGAAGCTAAGGATCCAACATTACTAGACAAATTAGTAACTCCAAGCGCACAATCTTATTTATTGAGATTAGCTGTTGTAGGATATCAACGATTATGAAAAAATAAAGAATTTACTAAATCTCCGACAATGGATAAATGAATGAAACAATATAGAATGGAAAACGATAGTGTTTATAAATTCCTTGATTATAAGAAATATGACGTTGCTACTCTTAATGGCAAAACAGTTCAGGCTGTTTATATTGAATATAAGAACTATATGACTTCTATTGATGAAATTATGTTTAAACAAAATATTGATAGAATGTCTCGTCGTATCTTAGAATGATTTGGAGACAAATTAAAAATCGATATTGAAAATAACGAAAGAATTTTCAAGGCAGTTCAATAATGAAACAATATTTAATGTTAACTCAAAAAGAATATGATAAATATATATTCTATATAGAACCTTATTGAGATATTTTATATATGAGAACTATTGATACTGATCCTTTAAACAAGAACCAAGTTAAATCAATAATAGATTATGATGGGTTTTCCAATTGTATTAAATATAATCGGTTAACAGAGTTATGAGATTTAAAATATAGTGACGCTTTAAATATTATTACAAATAACCAATCTAAGTATTTAAGAACACCGTTATATATTGTATATGATTTAAACGATTACATTTACCATATGGAGACTGGGATCGAAGAATTTTGGTCTAGATTTCGAGTAAAAAAAGAAGACCAAAAATAAAATTTTTTTAAAAAAGTGCTAAAATCTCCAAATAATATGTTATAATATTATTAATAAGGAAGATAGGAAGCCATAAAGAACTATAGAAGGAAATAACAAATTATGTTAATATATAAAAATATTAATATGAATCCTAAACATAGAAAAACAGGAGATTGTTCAACTAGAGCATTAACTGCTTGTTTAGGTATAGCTTATGAGTCAGTAATTGATTTACAAGCTAAGTGAGCTAAAAAATCTTATTATGATTTTACTAGCAGACAAGTAACTGAAAGAATCTTATCTGAGTTTGGATATATCAAACAAAAAATGGTCAAAGATTCAAACGGTAAAAGAGTTCGTATTAGAAATTTAGATGAATTTATACCATTAACAATTAGAAACCTTGGTGTAATAATAAATGTAAATAATCATTATGTGTACGTTAAAGGTAATGAATATTGGGACAGTTGAGATTCTGGATATAAAATTACTGGAAACTGATATTCAAAAATTTAAGAAGGAGAAAATTATGAATAAAAAATGTATTGTTAAATTAAACAGCAGATATGTAATAAGACAATTACAAGACATAGCTGACTTATGTGAAACAGAAAGACAAATGGAAGTTTTAAATAGTTTGATTTATTATATTAATGATAACAAGATTGATATTCCATCAAGAATCGTAAAACAAATTTAATAATTAATGTTAAAAAAAATAAGGAGTAATCCTTATTTTTTATTTGCTATATAACTTGTGTTAAGATCTATCAGATTTGTTTTTGGAAAGATTAATGAATTCAATCTATTGAATTGCTGTCAATAAGTTTTTTCTGTTCCTAAAACTATTTTTGCTTTAAATCAATATTCAGAACTTTCTTTTCTGTTAAAATTAAATCATCTAGATGAACCACCTCTACCTAAATCATAATTATCTTCTGCTCCCATAGCTGCTACTTTATATTGTAATAATAATGAATCGGTTTCTTTATTATATTTTAATCTTCAATTTATTTTGAATGTAAATCCTCATCCATACGGTTGATGGTCTGGGTCGTGTTGTTTAGGATCTTTAGCTTCAATAGTTACTAAATATGAATTTCCAACATTACATTTGTATTCCCCTAAAGATATTCATGGTATAGTTCCAGCTCTAATTTGTTCCATTGCTAATTTATCTAAACTAACCACTTTATTCAAAGTTATATTCATATCAAATTCGTGTCTGTATTTAGATATGTCTGATATTTCTAACAATGGTTCTGGATCAGTATCATTACCCGGTAATTTACTTATTACTGTACTACATGTTACAGCATCTTTATAATCAAATTCTACCGAATGATTATATTCTTTATTAAAATATTCTAATGAATAATCACAATCTGTAACATCTATTCAATTGTCATAATCTTTAATTTCATTTCAATTACCTTCTGTAACATCTTTTAATAATCCATTAGGTGTTACAATAGAACCTTGGACAGTATAATTTCATTTTCACACCCCATCAAAATGTTTTCCTTGATGTAATGAATCATTTACTATATCTGTATTTTTATATTGAGATACATTATGGTATCATATAGAATGAGCTGATCCTTTATGTCAATAATATTCAGAAGGTCAATCTTGAGCTTTTCACCATGCTAAATAAGCAGGTCTTGATTTGTCTTTATCTCAATTAAAATCTGTCTCGAAATTGAATACTCAAGAAGTTAAATCTTTATATATTGTAGTACTTTTTGCTCTTGGTCAAGTAGAAATATCTTTGTCTGTTACGAATTTAAACAAACTATATGCCTTAGCAGTAATTTCAATATAAGCTTCTTTAGTTATTGTTCCTGCAGTTTCATCGATTACTGAAGGATGAATTTTAACAGTTACTTTTCAACCATTATTATAATTACTTGTTCTTACATATTCTTCTGGTTTATTTGGATTATATGCAACTATTAATTTAGAGAATGATTCTTCACCATCTTCTATAACTGGATAAGCAGTTTCTTCACTAGAATATATATGAGTTGTAGGATCTTCAGTCAATTCATCAAAATCAATTAATAATGCTGAATAAGGTTTATTAATATTCATATTAGCTATAACTTCTTTATCTTTATCTAATAAAGTTGTAGCTGACATATCATTATTTAATCTCAATCCGTCAAATCCACTTATACCAGATACTTTACCCAATAATTTATCTACAGCAGAAATACTAATATATCATTTACCAGAATCTTGTTTTAATTCATCTGTATATTTATACCCAAAGTAAGAAAGTGGTATTGATATATTATATGAAGTTGATTTATCTGTATTTTTAACTAAGTTATAACCACCAATAACAGATTGTAAACTATAATCTGTATTTAATAATTGTTCATTAGCTAATTCATCATCTATATCTATTTTAGGTAAGTTATAATCACAAACTACATATCCATTTAATGGTATATATGGTCTTACATAGTCTCTTTCAATATTAGTACAAATTAATTTGTCTAAAACATTATCTGTTAATATTGTATCAAACAATCTAATTTTAGATTTACATTTAGCTTTAAATCAATCTATAAACATTTGTTGACTAAAGATTAATGTTTTTTCTCCCATTTTAGATTTTAAATATTTGTTTACAGTAGCAGCTTTAGCATCTAGATTCATATTAATGATGTTAAAGTTAATTCTGTTTAAATAATCTGAATATTGACATTCTGTATCATAATTATATCCATTCATAGCAATATCTTGTCATATTTTCTTTTTGTCTTGATCTGTTATGATAAATGTTCTAAATGTTTCATATTCTTCTGATTTAGATTTTGTAACACCAGAATATAATAATGAACCCGAAGAAAATCCACTTGGGTTTAAAGACGATGGACAAGAATAATAATTACCTAATTCGCCTTTTACATCATTGTTTCAAGCTTCATTGGCTTCTGCAATTTCAGTATTAAGTTTCTTTTGACCAAGATCCATTCCTATTATACCAGATATAAGACCCACTCCAGCACCAGCAGCTGCTCCTTGTCATGTTCCAGTAGAAGCACCAGCAGCTGTACCACCTACAATAGATGAACCGAAATCCAATCATTTACCAACATTGAATCTTTCTTGTGCTCAGTAGTTTTTAATATCTTTGGCATTTTTAGAAGTTTCCACAGAATATTGATGATTTGCTAAATATTCATTAAATCCTTCCGTACCATATGGATAAGTTATCGCGTCTGTACTGATTAATTCTGCTTGAATCTTAGTAAATGGGTATATATTACTATTAATGTCACTTATATCCAATTTATAATGGGTATTATCAGTCATACTAACATTTAATCTAACAGATCAATCTTTAGATAAGAATTTATCAAAATCAATCATGTCTGGCGTTAGAATAATCTTGTTTTGGCCATCTATTAAATAAACCCATTGAAAGAATTGTGGCCCATATAATAAAGGTTCAGAATACATTGTATTTCCACCTTCAATTTTATTACCATTCATATCATATCAATAAACTAAATTACCATTCTCATCATATATATTATCTGTTAAGTACTGATTTGTTAATAGATCATAGAAACTATTTCAAAAATTAGTACCACCTATGACATTATATGATTTAAATGATTGTGGGTTTATCGCAATATTAATTGGTATATATCCTAAAGAATTAATAATTGCTGGTGTATTATATGCTGTTCCACCTTGGTATTTAGATGTAAAATTAATTAATGCTACTGGGCAATAACTTGGTGTTAAAGTACTATATCTAGCAGATAAAATATCTCCTATCGGTTGTTCTGGGCTACTATTTGCATAATTTCTTAATGCAATAGCCATTACGCTTGGTGGTATATCGTTAACAGGCATTCCCAAAACATTTTCTTTAGATAAAATAACATTAGAATCTGTTGCGGTAGTAGACTCCCCACTATCACTATTAATTTTATGAATAAAATCGTATCCTGCTTTTCCTTTTTTAATTGGAATATACATTAATTCCTCACCAGATAAATTATATCCACCATCGACTTCTTTACCTTCATCACCCCAAGTCTCGTTTGAAGCATACATTTTATATTCATTTGTATGGAATGTATTCTTTAATATTAATTGATAATCATTTATAGAATAATATTTCAAATAATTATTAACAATATATAATCTTAAATAGAATTTGATTTTACCATCTGAAGATAAAGAGAATGAGAAAGTTGGCGTTAACTCTAAATCAATATGATTAGAATATTTTATGGTTATAGTATCAAATTCGCATATTGTATATTCCACTCCATAACTAAAACTATCTATTTGAATATCTTTTAATTTATTAGATAAATTATTATCGATCCATACTGATTCATAAAATTTAGTTTCTTTATTTAAAACATAAATTTGAATATAATTAGAACTAAATAGTACATTACTAAAATTAAAAGTTACTTTTTGACCGGCTGGAGCTGTAATAGAATGTCCTATATTATATTCTTTTTCAATAACATACCCATATCAATCACTAGGTTGAATGAAATTTTCGTTTGCATTAAATTCTATACTAGGAGTAGGTGGTGTTTTAGCATCTTTATATTCTGGTATAGTATAAAATGGAGTTTTACCCTCTCCTACTTTTAAACTAATAGCTCCCATTCTAGGGAATATTGGATTTTTAGCTAATTGACTAGATGAATTATTACCAGTTTTAAGAACAAATCATTTATATTTTCCGTTTGAGTTATAATCCGCATCATTAAATCCGTTAGTGATATATCCCACAGATTGATTTTGAATATAATTTAAATCTCCTAATATAGAAGAAGCTCCACCTGTACCATCTGTTGAAATTACAGCGCTTCATGGACTTTGAGATCAAACATACCAGTTAATTACTCAATCTTCTAATGTTTTATATTTTTGTTCTCCGGAGTTAATATATAATCATTCATTCAAAGCTAAAGATTTTTCTGTATTATCTTTAATTAAATCATAATCGTATTTTGCAGTTCTCATTAATCATGGTTGTAATTTATAATCTAAAGTATATCCAATATAACTATTAAATATAAATCTATCACACATTTTACGCAATGTTGGGAATTTTTCATCCATTTCTTCAGATTTCATTAATCCATGCATCATACACCCAAATGTAGATCACATATCTAATTCAAGAATTAATTTATAATTTAAAATTGGTTCATTTTGATTTGTAACGGTAGTTATTTCTGTATTATAGTAATACATTGGGAGTTCAGAACCATCTTCTATCTTTAAAAACACGTCGTGTCATTCTTTTATTTCGTCGCTAGAAATTCTAATAGAACATTCTGAAATATCATTACCTCTAAAAATACGAGTAGCATCAATTTCTGCTCAGTAATATAGATTATTACCGTCTGCATCTTTAAACTTGTTTAAATACTCGTCAAAATCACTAATATCCGGAAAATTTTCTCCTTTATTAGTTCAATAGTGAACAAATTCTTTATCCCCTTCTTTTCAATATGAAGTTTTAGTTAAAATATAAGCTTGCATATTACCCCCTTATTTATTATGAGATACTCTGTCTATTCTTTCCTTCGTTTTACTTTCACAGAATCTTTCGTCGAAACTCAAATAACCTGTTATTCTACTAATTTCACAGATGTGAGTCGATCCGCAAACTGGGCATTTAGTTTCTCCTGGTTTTAAATAAGTTAACATATAATCCCCTAATCACATCAAATTTCTCAATGATGAATTGTTCCTTCGTCCCCCCATGTTGGTCTTATGTTCTTAATTTCCATAAGGTTTGGGTTTTGATCTCATTTTATTGTATCCCCAATTGCGAAACGAATTTCATTTCCAGATTCATCTTTTGGTAAACTTGAGGATATACCTGGTTGGTAATATATTTGAAAGTTACCCATACCAGATTCAACTAATAATCCAGATTGATTAAACACAACCATATTCGGACTAACTCTTACATGTTTAATTTCATAAGCATCTTTTTCTTTGTTAATTTTAAGTGAAAGATTATTCCGATATCAAGTAATTGTATGGACAAGTAAATCCTTGTCTATCTTAGGTGTTTTTATTGACATAATTTACCTCGTAAATTTATATATTAATTATATTATGAATAAAAGAAGAAACTTTTTTGACCTTTTTAATTAATCTTGCAAATTGTCTATCGGTCATGCGTTTTCATAATTAATTTCAATTTTAGGTTTGGATTTCTTCTTTTTTAAATATTTATTTCTAAATTTTTTATATTTATTATAACAATTAAAATGTGATATATAATCTAATCAACTTGGTAAAATGGTATCTATGTTTATTCCTTTTTTAATTTTTCTTTTCATAGACTGAAAGGTTTTAGTTGTAATTAGTTTAATTATTTTATCATTTTTTAATTTATATTTTACTTTTAAAAATATAAAACCATTTTCTAAAGAATGTACTTTTGATTTAGATTGATTTATTAACAATTTTAATTCATGTAATTTCTCTACAATAATATCAAAACATTTATATAAATACTTTTTATCATTATGTATTAAATATAAGTCGTCCATATATCTTCCATAATATTTTATATGTAGTTTTTCCTTTATATAATGATCTATTTCATTTATATAATACAAAGCACATATTTGACTTATTTGACTACCTAAAGTTAAACCTTTTTCAGTTGAATTTATAATCATTTCCAATAATCAATATATTTTATCATCTAATATACGATTTTTAAGCAGTTTTAACAGTATTTTATGATCGATACTCTCAAAATAGTGATGTATATCTATAGTTAAAATAAATCCTTTATTTCCGTGGTTTAATTTATATTTATTCAAATGAGCTGTTACTCTCTTCTTTTGAAAAGATACTCCTCTTCCTTTTATAGTAGCTCCACAATCATATATTAATGATTTAGATAATAATGGAACTAAATAATAATCACATAAACATTTTTGAACTATTCTGTCTTTAAAACTATGAGCAGAAATATTTCTCATTTTACCACGCTCACAAATTCGGAATTCGTTAAATTTATCAAGTTTATAATTTCCATTAATTAAATCATTATGTAAAACTGTTAAATTAATAATATCTTTTTGTATGAAAAATTGATTTTTACCTTTTCACCTACATCCCTTTAAACAATGTTTATATGCTTTATAGAGGTTATTAAAGGTGAATATTTGATCAAATGTTTTGTTAAACAACATAATTGTTCCTCTTTGTAAAATAAAAATCCGGTTTATAATTGTATTTACTATAATAAGTAAACAATATCCGGATTATTCATAGAGCGTCTCCTTCTAATTCTTTTTGTACTCAGTACTTATAAGAACCAAAATCATTTGGCAATCAGAATCAAGGCGAAACGCCATTGGCATTGTTGTAAACATTGTTGTTGTTCACATTACCATTGTTGTTAACATTCCAAGCATTGTTGGTATTGTTAGTATTAGGCGAACGCATATTAGACGCTCAAACAGGATCTAATTATCCTATTAGCGGGGTAATTGAATACCCCGAACTGTATTACGAATTCTATTTATTTCTTCGTCTATTAATTTAGATAAATACTCTATTGAATTCTTTTTAATTAATTGTTCCTTGTAAAACTTATGATATAAAATCGATAAGTCTGTAAGTAATAAATTGTAGTGAGTTATAGCTTGATAGAAATAGTTCTTTCTTTTAACGAAGTCTTCGGCTGTATTTATAAATATTAAGTTTCCTAGTTTCAAACACTTTAAAGCTTCTATAGAATTTTTGATTGGAGATTCATAAAGGTATTTATAAGTTGATTTTGCTTCTCTTCAACAATCTTTATAATGTCTTCCTAATTTTTTTAAGAAAGCATCCATTCTATCTACTATAATATCTGCAATCTGTCTCGCACTATCTATAAATTGGATAGGGCTCATATGTCTTCTATTAACCCTTACACTCATATTTCATATCAAACGACTTTGCGTTTGGAGTATAATGATTATAAACAGAAGCAAGGCGAAACGCCATAGGCAATGTTGTAAACATAGTCGTAGTTCACACTACCACGGTTGTAAACACGCCAAGCATAGTTGGTATAGTCAGTACTAGGCGAACGCAATCAATAAACTCCACCTTGGCCAGCAGTAGCACTATTGTATCCCGCGTAAGAATTTTTTGTTCCTGTATATGCGCCACTTGTTACAGTTGTACTATCTGTTAATGCTCCATCAGTTCCTTTAATTTGTTGTTTAATTCTACTTGCATCAGTTTGTTCAGTTTTACCTACATAATAATCGTAAGTTGTTACTGTTGTTTCTGCATATTGATTACTATAACCCATTTCTAATGGTGATAACAAGAATAAGTTTGTGCTATAAGTAGTTTCAACTCAACTTCCACTTGTTTTTTCATTAACAATTTTTGAAACAGTTTTTAATTTTGAAACTAAATCACTCGGTAACATATCTAATACTGATTTATTAGCATAAGTTGTGCTTCAAGTTGTAGCACTCTTTTCAAATCAGTTTGCAGTTCCACTACCTTGTCCATCTATTGCTTTTCTAATATCACTGTTTAGATAATCAAAGTTTGCGGATGAAGTATTATTTGTATTCTTTCAGAAAGTTGCTAAAGAATAACCATTACTATCACTAATAAGGTTTACAAACTCTCAAGTAGTATGTGCTTTATCACTTGTACCATAAATAGTATCTTTATCAATACCAATAAGTCTAACTGTATGAACTACACCATTAACGGTTACTTCTCTAGTTGTACCAATATCTGCTGTTGTTAAAGAACTTACATCATCTCATCAATGAGTTTCTTTCTTTTCCATTTTTGTTCTAATAACTGTACCCATTTCAGATATTTTGTATGTTTCTGTTGTTTCTAATACTTCTCTTATAGCATCTGCAATATCTTGAACATATTCTTCTTTATATAATTTTTCTGCCATAATTTAATCTCCTTAATATTCAATATCATTTCCATCTAAGGATTGAATGTAATCATAAACTGCTTTACATGTTGGATATTTTGTATCGCTTGTTGTATCTAATGTAGTTGTTTTGTTTGCTGTTTTTTCACAATTATCAATATTAGTTTGTAATTGTTCATCTGCACTAGTTCTTGCTGATGTTTCATTGGTAATAGCCGTTCCTAATTCTGTTTCTTTAGCAATAGCTCTATTTGATTCTGTTTCTAATTCTGTTTTAGTAGCTAAACCTTCAATACTTGGTATGGTTGGTTTATTATTTAAATCGTTATAAGATCCACTTGTAGCGACTTTAGCTAATGAATCTGGTTGTACTGCAGTATTACCTAATACAGCGCCTGTTCTAATAGTTTCTAAATCATTAATAGTATCTTGTTTTCCAGCAATTTGTTCTGCATAACCATCATAAATAGTTACTTTATCTTTTGTAATTGTAGAATCTAAAGCAGCTTGTTGTTCTGAAGTAATAGTTGTAGAAATAGTATATTGATAATTTCATTGACTACCAGTATAAATATATCTTGTTTGAGCATTATCGTGATCTTCATCCTTAGCTACAATAGCATAATCTGTATTAATTAACGTTACTGTAGAACCATTGTAGTAATAAGGTCCAGCAACTAACGCTGCTTTAGTAGCAAAGTTTCCACCAGTTGTACTAGATGTAATATATCTACCTACACTTTGACTAATTTTAGTATCAATTTGCGAATCAGTTTGAGTTTTAGTATATACATCAGCAGAATTTGCTTTGGTTGTTTTTAAAGTGTTAACATCATTTGTCAATGTAGAAACTTGACTTGCTCTTGTTGTGGCTTCAGATAATAAGTTTTCGTTAGTTGTATCTAAACTAGTTTGTAAAGCGTAAGATGTTAGATCAATATTTGCAACTTTATCCGTTACAACTGAATCTCCATTAACTTTAACATCTTGTACCTTTCCTGCTTCTGCTACTTGTTCATCCACATAAGCTTTAATGTTTTGATCTTGAGTATCTACATAACTTTTAGTTACGAATTCTTCTGGAGAAGGAATCTTTGATTCTATTTCATCTTCTCTGGCTTTAGCTCTTTCTACTTCTTCATTTATTCTAGCTAAAACTGTTTTGTTTCCTAAAAGAATATCGTCTACTATAGTATAAGCACCTTCTGTACCTTTAAAGATTTCTTTTGTTTCATTATCTCATTGTAATAAATTATCTTGAACAATACCACCTAAATCGACTCATTTGAATTTAAGTTCATTGTTTTCTTCCACTACTTTAAGATATTTATTTGCTCCATATCCGTCTTGATTTTGTAGTCAATATTCTTCTATATATGTTTTTACGCCTTGATCTGCTAAATCAGCATAAGCCATAGCATCTTCCATTTTTTCAAGAACAAAACTTTCTGTAGCATAATCATCGTCAATAGTTGCATCATAGAATTGGCTTAATTCGTATTGGTCACTTAGCGATTTATATAATCATCCCATTTGTTCTAAATAGAATTTAGCTTTTGGTGCTAATGTTTCTAATAATTTATCAATATCTGTTGTAGATAAAGCACCTCTATTAAATGTGCCAACTTGTCTAGAACTCATATATCCTGTTGGATTATCATATAGTTCTTGATTATCATTAACATATTTAATTTGTCATGCTAATGCCTTAATAAACATTAATTTATATTGATCCTTCATATGTCTAAACATAGCTCTATCCATTGGGAATAGGTGTGTTTGAGTCATATTCTTATATATAATAGATAGCGCTAAATGTTGATCCATATCGAATCATTCCGGTTTATTACTTTCTGCAGTTTGACTTGTTGCAGCGCAGTAATCTGTATATCTTATTAATAATTGAAATTCATTTTTTTCTGTTATATTCATAATTATTCTCCTTTTTTAATTAATTTTTTTATTCCTTCGATGATTTCTGAGCATTGAATCTCGTTATTCTTATTTGTATCAAAGTATTCGAAAGCTTTATCTTTGTTTTCTAATAATTTTTCTACCAATTCAGCATATTGTTTTTTATCAATAACTTTGAATGATAAAATAAAGTTTTTGAAAGCTCTTCCTAAATTGATTCAAAATTGTTTAAACTTTTCCATTATTTCTTACCTCCAAATTTTTCAATTGTTTCTTGCAGCATTTTTATACTTTCAGTTACGTTAAGTTTTGTGTTATCTTGATCTTTTGGTTTTAATTGAGAGTTTAGATCTGTAACATCTTTTTTAAGTTGTTTTAATTTTATAGCTAATTGATGTGTATATTCACTAGTAATCATAGCTTTATCACCACTACAAACTATACTTGTAATTTGTTTTTGAATATCTCATATCTCTCTTTTTTTACAAGATATTTGATCTTGTATATATTTTGTATGTTTCTCTTCTTGTTCTTGAAGTTCTTTTTTAGCATCTTTCTTTGTTTTCTTTACAATAACGTAAGATACGATAGCCATCATTATTTGTGTTCCTAAACTACATAGGAAAGTTACTCAGTTTGTTCATGCTTCCATAAGTTACCTCCTATACTTGTTCATAGTATCAAATCATTTCTTCTGGGTTAGGAGTACCATCTACTCAAGTCACTGTTCCATGAATTTGACATCCCAAGAACATTTCTGCTATGGCATCTGTTCCTAATCTTGAAGCTAATGGTATATGAGTCAACATCTTTTGTTTTACATGTTGGTCAATACCAACTACTAAAGAAGTACATCCTGAATACATTTGTAATGCTCCACTATCTCCAATACCACTTTCACAAGAGAATGAAGAAGCTTCTTTCAATGCAGTACATCCTTCAAACATCATAGCTAGCGAACTAACACCAACTTTATCAATACTCTTTTTAATTGTACCAAGTGTTGATGGTGCTGTTACTAAATAAGTAGAGTTTTGGAACATTTGTCTATAACAATCTTCAGGTAGAGTTCCACCGGCTGGTAAAGCATATGAATAAGTAGTTAAACCTGTACTAGCAAACATTTCTTTGTAACATCCAACAGCTAAAGTTTCAGCTGGTAATTCAGGAGCAGTAGTTAATCCACTACATCCTTTGAACATACCTTCATAACATCTTTCAGCCATTGTAGTAGCTGGAAGAGTTGGAGCTACAAATAAACTTGAACATTCTTCAAACATGTGATAATAACAATAAGGTTGTAGTTCAGTAGCATTTAATTCTGGTGCATTCACTAAAGATGTACAGTTTTGGAACATTTGTGTGTAGCATCCTTCTGCTAAGTTTCCAGAAGATAATTCTGGGACAGTTTCTATTGCTTCACATCCTATAAACATACTGTCAAAGCAGTGTGGAGTTAATTCTCCAGAAGGTAATCTTTCAGGACCATTAATTAAACCTATACACCCTTCGAACATATTAGAGTAGTTATAACTTCCAAATAAACTGCTTGGGAATTCAAGTTTAGCAACTGAAACTAAATTAACGCAGTTAAGAAATGCTTTATGCATTCCATAAGATGCCATTGAATCCAATCCATTATTTAAAGCTCTAAGTAATCCACTTACTTCAGCATTTCCAGCTCCTGTAAAACCAAATTGTGATCTTTGAGATTCACTCATTGATCATACAGTGCCAGTGTTTCATATTGTTATTGATTGATTAGGTTTTAATGTCTTAGGATCACTAGCTCCTGTACCGCTTGATCTATATCATAAGCTTCAAACTGGTGTAGTTCCAGTATTATCTAATGTATATATGGCAATGGTTCCAACACCTAATCTACCAATAAGTACATTTAAATCATCTGTGGTACTTGTATTTTTAATAACAAGACCATTAGTTCTGATTCAAGATTCTTCATTAGAGAAATCACTATCTTCAAAGTAATCACTAACAGCTTTTACTCTAATAGTATTTTGTAATCCACTAATAACATAATCACTAACTGTACATTCAAGATCAGAAGTATTACCTATTTTAGTACCACTTTCATTATAAATATCGTAACTAGCTAAATTATTAAATGAACCATTCTCACTATTAGGTGTAATAGTTAATTTATCAGTTTTTGAATCTATAACGATAGTTGGAGCATATAATGTAGGTTTTAATCCTGAAGATGGAATATTACCAATGCTTGAAGCAAGGTTATTAGTATTTCTATCTTGTGGGATTTTAGCCCCTTTAGCATATATAGCGTCGTATGCAGCAATTAAATCGTTATTTAACTTTGTTAATTTATCTGATATAGCCATATTAGTTTGCTCCTGATCCAGTTGTTAATGTTTCCAATACAGTTTCAACATCACCTAAAGCATTTGTAATCGCTGTATCAACATATGTTTTATTTGTAGCATCTGTATCCTTAGTTGGAGTTTTAATATTTGTTAAATCTACTTCTCTGTTGTTGTTAATAGTCATAAAGTATCTTTTTGTGTCTCCACTTGGAATATGCATAGAGATAACATTTGAAGTGTTTATAGTATATTCTCCAAATGCTGTTGTGTCTCCAGTCTTTCCAATAACTAAACCATATAATCTATTACCATCATCAGTTGCTGGGAAGAATACAGGATTATCTAAAGATAAGAATGTTCCATTGATATAAATACCACCAGCAATTTTTGTTCTTTCTTCAGTTGTTAATGTAGTAGAACTTGGAACAGTCATTACATGAACTACAGCATTATCATTAGCTTTTGTATTTAAATCTTCTTTAATTTCATTATCTGTATTTCTTCTTTCAGTAGTTTCAGTTGCTAAATTAGCTGCTACAGTATCTAAAGCTTGTGATACAACTAATACTTTTTCATCTGTATAAGTTTTAGCACTTGCTAAAGTAGAAGCATCGTGTTGATCAACATATTCTTGACTAACACCACTACCACCATTAATAGCTTTAATGATTGTTTTGCCTGGTTGTGTATCTCTATCTATTTCAATATTAGTTCCAGCAACTAAAGTGTTTTCTTTAGTGTTTCCTAATTCTTCAATAGCACTAGCAAATTGTTGGTCTGCTTCTTGTCTTTCAGTTGTTTCGTGTGTTATCTTTTCTTCTAACATAGTAGCAAAAGCACCAAATCTGTCTTCTAAGTCAGTTTGGTCAGTAATCTTACCTGTAATACTACCTCATACAGCACCACCACCAGTAGCACTAATAACATCATTTTCGATTGTAATACCAGTACCAGCAGTAAGTTTGTTTTGTTTATCTGCTAATTCATTTCTACATGTCTTAAGAACTGATTGGTCTTGAGTGTCAACATAATCTTTATCTACTCCACCAGATCCTCCAATAGAATTAATTTTAACAATTCCACCTTCTTCTGTAATGGTAATATTAGTACCTGCGTTTTCTGAAGTAAGTTTATTTTGCTTCTTCGCTAAACCTGCAGTAACAGCTTCTTGATCTGCTTTAGTTGCATCTAATGCATCAATTAAACCATCTAATCTATCTTCTTCGCTAGTTGCTCTAGCTGCTTCTTCGTTTATTATTTGAGTTAATTCTTTTATAGCATTAACATTCTCAATGTTAACTGCAGATTGAATAGTAGATTCTCCACCTAAACTTTCTCTAGCTGGTTCTGTTACTTTTAACTCAGTTGTAGTAGAAGCTCCTCCAGCTTTTGCACTAATAACATTGTTTTCAATCTTAATGTTTTCGCCTGCTGTAAGTTTATCTTGTTTCTTTCCAACTTCATTATAAAGTTTAACAATTTCTGTTTTAGCTTCTTCTGCTATTTCTTCAACATATTCTGTTTTAGCATATGGTACTAAATTAATTTCAGCTATACCTTCTTCAGATACAACTGTTTCACCATCTACTTGAACATCTTGAACTCCAGATTGAACACCAGTAGCTTTTGATCTTTGTTCTACAGCTACAGATTCATCTATATCGTATTTAATGTTTGATATTCCGTTTGCAGTTGTTTTTTCTGATACTATAAATCTACCAATTGTAATCGAAATACCATCATCTATTTTTAAGTATATTCCGTCATTAGCGTGACATGCATCTAATACATCGTAATGTCCTCTAACAATTTTGATAGTAACGGAATCATAAGTTACATTATAAAATGCTCCTATTCTATCTTTGTTAGGTCTACTTGTAGCCTGAACCTTAGTTACATCTAAAGATATTAGATTTTCAGATTCAATTTCGATCCATGTTCCATTAATTTGATAATATATCTTAGCGTTCGAAATTCTCATTAGTCCGAATCCTCCTTAATATATTTTTTATAATAATATTATATTATGAAATAAAAAAAGATGGTTTTTGACCATCTTTTAAATTACTATTGTAATTTTATTAGTTATGAGTTGCGTTAGCAATATCTGCATAACGAACAGCATAATCATTGTGAACGAAGTGTTTGAAGTATTCAAGACCACTTAGAATTGAACAATCAATTCTGTCACTTGGTGCTGCTTGAATCATAATTGGTTGAACTGGGAATCTACATAATGTGATTCTAGATCTTGCAACGAAAATTAAGTCAGCTTTAGTTGGCATTGTAATTGCTCCTGATTCTTCATCATGCATTCAAGAAAGCATTCCTGATTCATAAATGTTGAATCCTAAATAGTTACCTTGTCATCCAAATCTTACTTCTTCACCTGCTTGCGGTGAGTTACCGAAAGTTGAGATGAAGTGTTTGTCGTTCATAAACATGTTAATTAAATCTGGAGTAACGTATACGTCAACCATTTCTTTAAATAAACCACGTTTAGAAAGTAATTTTCTAATGTTTAGGAATGTGTTGAAAATATCAACTTTTCATACTGGAGCTTCAGTAGTTCCTTCATTTAATCAAGCAATTTGTTTATTAGAGTCTAAACCACCTTTAATAAGATCGTTGAAACCTAACATTTCAAATTTACGAGCTTGACCTTCAACAGCCATTCTATATTCAGAAGCTAATCTTGCTGAACCAGAAGTTCTTAATTCGAAGTTTTGGAAGATAATACCAATTTTAATAACGTGATCTACTGAGCAAGTTCTAATTGAACCTTTTCTAGCAGTCAAGTCTAAAGGTCTAGTAATATCATAAGAATCATCGAATTCTGTTGGTTGGTAAACTTCACCTCATGGGAATGTAACAACATTACCATTTGCGATGTGTTCATAGAAACCACCTAAAACAACTTGAGGCATAACATCAGTTCAAATTTCACCTAATGCTTGGTCATATAAAGATTCATATGTACCACCTGTTTGTCAAGGTTGGAACGGACCATTTTCAAATCCAACTGCTACGCTAGATGTACCTTCGCCCGTTTTTGTATAATGTAAATCGTCTTGGAAAGCCATTTTATATTTCTCCTATAAATAATAAATATAAGTGGCATTAAATTCTTCTATCCTTCTTTCTTTGTTTTAGAAAGTGAACCAATATGTAAATTACTCTTAAATCTAGATAAGAAATCATTGACTGGAGTATTTTGATTACCTACTGGATAAGCATTTTTAGGAATAGGTTGAGATTTAAGCTTTTGTTCCACTTTTGTATTTTGTGGTTGTTCTTTCTTAGATTCAACTGTAGCTTGTTTATTAAAGTCATATTGACTTAATAATTCATCAATAGCTTGTTCATTAGTTTTATCTTTACTTACTCTTTTAGAAGCAAGATAAATAATGTCATCTATAGCTTGTTCAGTTAAGTTAGTTGTTGATTTCTTAGAAATATAAAGTTTTGTGTTAGTCTTGTTTATTACTGCATCTTTTTCAGATAGCTGATCTGTAAGACCCTTTATAGTAGCTTCTGCTTTCTTAGCATTAAGATTCGCTTCTGCAACTTTTGCTTTATAACCTTCTAATTCTTCAGCAACACTTTCCTTTTTTCTTTTAACTACGGAATTAATGTCACTATTAATTGCATCAACTATTTCTTGTTGTGCGTCTTCACTATTAAGGTCTTTACCTTTAATTAGTGTTTTAAGTTCTTCAATTTTCATACTTTTTCTCCTTTTTATATTTATGTGTGGACTCCACATCATTCAGTTTGATTGATCTGCAACAACTAAGTATTTTCTTACTTATGATATTATTATATAATGGAAATAAAAAAAGAGGTTTTTGACCTCCCTTTAAAATTCCCTTTTATATTTTCTTAAATCTTTTTCGTCTTTAATTATTTTTTTAAAATTTACGTGAAAAGAAGGACTTGCATCTTTATGTGTTTTATTTCTTTGATTTATTTTCTTTGTTGTTTTCTTCATTTTCTTCTCCTCCCATTCCTAATTCTGCCATTAATGCTGCTTGTTGAATTTGTATTTGCATTTCTAATTGTGCTTGTTGCATTACTTCTTCTTGTTTCATTTGAATTTCTCTTATTGCATCTGCTTTACTAAAGTTTGCATATCTAGTTAAATTAGTATATTGACTAATTAAACCTGCGTTATATAAAGCAATACCTTCTTCTAATTTCTTACCGCTATCTACGAATACACCATCATCAAATTCAACACCAATATCATAAATAGATTCTGGTCTATCTGCTTCTGATAAATTACCATCTTCAATTCAATAATCAATTAAAGCCATTACAATTGTTTGTACTGCTGCTATTAAATTTGCTTTAATTTGATTAATTGTATTATATGCATCAGATTTTTGCAACATTATTTGAGTAGCTGTAACTGGATTGCCTGATTTATATAATGAATAGAAATCTGCTCCTAAACCAATGATTTGGCAATATGTTTGCATTTGGAATTTGAAGAAATTTTCAAATTCTGTTAATCTTACTTGGGGTGTATATTCTCTAATTTTTTCTTGAGTACCTAAATCAACTACTTCATATATATTAGATCTTCAGTTAAATTCTTTAACTCTAGTTACTAAACCTGTAATAGGATCTTTAACGTAAGGATCGACACTAGATTTAACTAAATCTTTATCTACAAATATTCTTTTTCTACTTGCTTCTAATTCTTCTTGTAGTAAATCTCATGCTCATTCAATTTTATTAATTAATCACCATGGTCATATAAATGAATTATGGAATGGAGTTCCAATTCATCTTGCGTTTGGAATACCAGTAGAAATTCATGCTCATTTTGGAATTATTGCTAATTCATTTTTTTCTAATACTGGTTTTGTATCACCTAAAATCTTTTTTCAAATTGGTTGACCATATTCAATTGTAATTAATCTATGTTGGCCTACTTGTCATAATTTAATTTCTCTTAATCCAATTGATTCTACGACTCCAATTATATATTCATCTTCTCCTACTTTTTGAGTGTTGTATCAAACTAATTTTGTACATTCTTCACCTTCAAAGTCTATTGGTAATACATTATATATTGGTATATAATTGATTGAAGGTCTTCCTATGTTGTCTCTATGTACTGTAAGAATACCATCACCAATACCAAATATATAAGGAAGATATTTTGAAAATACGGAATTAAATTTTAATCTACCTAAGAAATCATTATCAATCATTCTATTACAGTTTTCATTAGCAGTAGTAACTCTAATTGGTTCTGTTAATAAAATATTCGCAACTGTTCTTGTTACTCAATTCGCTACACCTAATCTATCTGATTGATTTTGTAATTTATATTGTCATCTAATTTTTTCAGTATAAATTTCTCCAAGTTTAGCGTAATCTAACAAAAATTCTTTTGCGAGTAATTTTCTATGGTCTTGTTGCGGATAATTTAAATTTGCATTTAAATTCATATTAATTAACCTCTATAGCTTTTTTCTCATGCGTGTTTTATAGTGCTAGTTAAATGTTCTGCTATACCAACAGCTGCTTTACCGTATTTTTCTTTTTTCTTTTGTTTTTCTGCTTTTTTAAATAAATCTATTCTTGCTGAACTAGATAAATTAATGCCTGCTGCTTTAGTTAATTTGTTATCCGATAAAAATTCTAAAGCAGAAGAACCTTTAATTTTACGTTCTTTTAATTTAGCTAAAGCATCGTTTAATTTGATTGTTGTAGATTTAGATTTTGTTGGTTTTGCTTTTTGTTCTGGGAAAGCTTTTGTAACTTTACTAGAACTTGATTTTGAAGTTGATTTTGTAACTTCGCCGAAATTTTGTTTTAATCATTTGTTAATATGTCTTCCCATTGCCATCTCCTTGTTAGGATTTTTCTTCATATATCTTTCTTGTTGTGAAGTTAATCCTGCTAACGCTTCTGGAACTGTTTTAAATTTTGAATTTGGTTTTAATATGGCTGAATATTGACCATAATTTTTACCTTTATAATTAAAAAATTTCAAATTTAAAGTATTTTTTAATTTTGAATGTGCGGATAATTCTTTATAATTAGATTCCGTAATTCCTTTTTGTAATAATATTTTTTTAATAAGTGATTTTTGAGCCATAGTGCGCCTCCTCTGTTTATATATCAATTATAATATATTGTTTTTAATTCTTAATTTTGATATTTTCCTTCATTTTCTTTAATCATATGTGTAAATATTGGATATACTTCTTTTAACAATGTATATTCATTAGCATCTTGTCTGTCCATGTCTAATAATGGTCTGGAAGGATCGTCTAATCTCTTTCTTTCTCCATTTGGTCCCATTTTACCATATATTTGATGTTTATATGCATCAAATGTACCTCTTGTATAAAATTTACATACTCCTGGAATTAATAATAATAAATTAACTAAATCGATACGATTTTCACTTAATTGCTTTTCCCATGATCTATTTATATTTAACCAACTTGGTTTTTGACCATATTTAAAACATATATCATAAAAAGCTTTACCTTCGTTAGCATAATCCATTTGTAAATAAATATATTTATGTGGATATTCTTCATGAACCATATTACAAAATTCTATTATCATATTTGCATATTGCATAAGTTCGCAAGTATGAAATGGTTGTCTAATATCATCTTTAGTAAATTCTGCTTTTCTATTACTATGGTATCAGTTGTGCATTCCGAATGCTACTCTTAAATCTTTTTCTCGGAATTCGAATCCTGATAAAGTACATACAGTAGCATCTGAACGACCTACGTCTATACCTATTACTAATAAATCTGGATTAAAATTCTCAAATTTTCCTAAATGGGTATTTATGTTGATATTTGGGAATACTAAATCACCATCATATGGTAATTTACCTTCGTATTCGTGTAAATATGTAACTGGGTCATTTTTTGCTAAAGATTTAATTTTTTTAATAGTGATAGGACCTAAAAATTTAAATTGTTCATATTCGGTCATATCTTTTCATGTATTGAATTGATAATAAACACCATCTTCTTTTCTCTTGGTAACTAATCAATCCATTACTCAAGATCCACCGTCACCAGAACCCGGTGTGTTAAATTCATATGTTACTACAAATTTACTTTCTGTGAATTTTTCTCATTCTTTGTAATATCATGTTTGTTTATATAACCATTCTTCGTCTTCCCCTGGATATACTAAACCATTAATATCACAAAATTCTTTTACTTTATTTCATTCTATTTTAGAATATGAGTTACGAATAAATGTTGAAATTGTACTTTCTATTTGTTCCGCGTTTCAATCTAGGAAGTTAGTTAATTCGTAGAATCTTAATTCAATTCAACTATTACCTGCGGATGGTCTAGTACCCTTTAAACCTTCTGCGCCTTGTTTAACGTGTTCGAATCAAATTTTATTTTTTACTAATTTACCTGTAGTTGGGTCAATCATTTTAACTATTATTCATAATTCACCTGTAGCTGTTTCGTGAAATTCTAATTCATTTAGGTTTAAATGTAAAATTTCAAATGCTGCTTTTTTAAAGTCTGAAAATACCTTTTTCCGCATTGAACTAAATTCATAACCGAGCACCATAACATCTGCATGTGGTATTACCATTAATCTACATAATGTTAATATACAAAAAAAGGTAGATTTGGTGCAAGCACGACCCGAATGTAATATAACTTCTCTATATTTTGGTGTTAATGTGAATAAATGCTGGTAAAAATTTACTATATTGTCTTTTAAATTAACAATTATTTCTTTTTCCATTTAAAATTCTCCTTCATTTCTGAGAATGGAGTATAATAATTAATGTTAAGTCAATATTTATATGGTAAATCGCTACCTATAATTCAATTATGTGTTAAATCTGATTTTAATATTCCTTTAAGTTTCTTTTCTGCTTCGTCTATTTTTTTATAAATTGATTGTTGGTTAAAACATACAATTTCTTTTGGGACGTGGTGTACATGTTGATCTACTACTCAGTCTTTTAAATTCATAGTAATACCTCCTATGATTTCATATTTTTAATAGCTTCGTTTTCGAAAGTTTCGTTATCGTGTTTACCTGCAGAAGTATTTTCTGTTAATAAACCATCCATAATAATTTTAGTTGTTACAACATCTGTTGTTTGTTCTATTTTTTGTTTTTCTGATCATCCAAAGTCATTTTGTAAACTTGATTTAACTGCATCATATTTAAATGAACCAGTTAACCCTAGTTTTTGAAGTAAACTTTCACAATATAATGCTAATCATTTACGTTCTTCTGAGTTTAATTCTTCTATTTCTGGATTAATCATTTTATACATTTTTCATAGTCTTAATGATGGGATTGGTCATTGATTATCTATCGTTCATTTGATGAAATCTTCAATTTTCTTTGTAAAATAAGTCATAATTTAATCAAATAATTTGTTTTTATCTGTGTTTATGGCGTATTCTGGGTCAGATATACCTTCCCTTGCCATTTTTAAAATTGATTTTTTGTTTTTTGTAACATTTTCACCATCTAAAAAGATTCGATAATAATAACATCCATCGGCTTGGCTATGTGTTGGTTTAAGTTTTCTCATTCTTGGACTGTAAACATCTTCTGTTTCCAAATCCACTAAACAATAAACCTTTCCAATTTGTACTTTTACTAAATTTTTATTGTCTCTCATAATAAATATATTATAATGGGAAATAAAAAAATAGGTTTTTTGACCTATTTTAATTATCTTAAGAAAAAATTTAATTATTTTCCTTTTAATTGTCTAATTGCATCTTTTCTTCTTTGTTGTTTTGACATGCCTTCGTTATGTAAATGATGAGTATCTACACTTATAACACCATTTTTGTCATAAGTTTCTCAACCTTTTGGGTTTGCTTTTGGATTATTTTTAGAAGTATAAGCGTTGATATGGTATAAATCTCCTCTTTTACCTTCTCTTAAATACATATTGTTTCCTCTGTATTTAAATCCTGCTTTATGCAATTGGCTTTTTAATTTTTTACCACGATGACCGTGTTCTAGTGCTTTTTGTAATACTTTTTCTTTTGAAATTGACATTATGCTTTTTCCTCCTTTTTCTTTTCTGACATTGAACCTTTTAAAGCTCCATGTAATTGATCTAATGTTCTCTTATTTTGTTCAATCATGTTTTCATAATTTGAAATCATTGCTTTAGCAGACATTAGGTTTCCGTAAATTTCTTTAATTTGGAATGCATCTGCATTTTTATCCATTAGTTCAGTTAAAGCTTTGTTACATACTGTTTTAATGTATTTGTGTAATTTTAAATCTTCTTGGATGTCTTCTAAATTATCTAATTCAAATTCTTTTTTAATATCTAAAATTTGATTTAATAATTTTTCTTTTAATGTTTTGTCTTTTGTTTGAATAAATGCCAATCTTGCATCTTCTACTTTTTTATTTAATTCTTTTAATGACGTCATATTTTATTTTTCTCTCTTAATTTTTGCTGCATCTTTTTTATTATGTTTTTTGTCGTTTGCTATTCCTTTAGCAACTTTCTTCTTTTGATCTGAGTTTAAGTCTTTATAATATTTACCATATAATAAATCTGCTCAGTTATCATTCATGAAATTTTTATATCTTTTTGTTTTATCAAAATCTTTTTTCATAATTATTTTCTTTCTTTTGTTTTCTTATATACTACCTTTCATTCGTAGTATTTTTTTTGAGAATCTAAATCGGATTTAGATCTCTTTTTTGTTTGCTTTTGCATTTTATTTTATCTCCCTTTTATATATTATAACATATTTTTTGTAAAAATAATAAAAAAAGAAGTAATTTTTTTATTTACTTCTTTTTATGTCTTAAGACTTAACCGATGCAATTTTAAGAGATAGCATCCATAACTCTTGGTATTACACATTCACCACAGGATAGTTTCGACATAACAATATATCTAATGTACTAACACTATCAAACTTAATATATTGCTTTAATTTCTTCTTTTGTGTAGAGAAATGATCTTTATATAAGTGTATATTTTTTCCTTAAATATAAATTCAAGAACTACTACCTCGTTGGATTTAGGACTCTCACCTATGTTCACGATTTATGTTTTATGGGTAGAATTTGAACCATTAACCCTGGGTACTTTACTACTGGTTTTTAGTCTTTGCAAGGATTACCATGAACCTATTATTGTAATTCATTGCGCCACATCTCTTTGGTAGAATTACTAAGCATCATCACATAGGGTGAAGGGCACGCTTTTATGGTTGCAGGAATAGGATTTGAACCTATGACTTCCCGGTTATGAGCCGGATATTCTAACCACTGAATTATCCTGCAATTAGAATGCACTATACTCACTGTGAAAACTAGAGTATGTTCCAGAACTATGTGCATTAATTCAATCCTTGTCGTTCTAGAGAATTGAGAAAACGTTATTCATCGATGCAGGAGGATGACCACCCCTACTATTTGCAATAGATTTCTTCTGGCTCTACTTTCTCGGCCAGCACTGGAGTATCTATATCACTATCGATTTCACGTTGATACGTATAGCCTTTTCAGTAGCACTCTATATAATGACTTCTTTAACGCCAAGAAGTCTAGACGGAGACTCTTATTTAATGTCCTTGTCTTTAGTGACAATTATATTATACCTTATTATTTTATAATTCTTATTTTGATATTCCTTCTTGATTATATTATATACTACTTTTTGAAAAATATAACAAAATGTTTGAATATATAATAAATAGCCCGAAATACAAATCGAGATTACGTTTTGAATTTTCGACTTTTTTCTACACTTGAGTTTATTGAACATTCTGTTATACTTTAAAAGTTAATAGATTAGTATGACACAAAAGTAACTTAAAATACATAAATATATAAATAATACTCCAAATCCTATCTTCGTTAATTAAATTTAATTTACTTTCTGGATATACTATCCTATTAACATTAAAAGTTAACACTTGATATTTTGTATTTTTCCGTCGATGCCAATATCAATATATTGAAAAAGTGTCCAAACCCCTTAAATCATGGTTTTTGAGAATTTGTCGATTTGTTCATAGTGTTTGTTATATTTATTATATTTATTATATTTGTTTATTATATTTATTAACATACGACACTTGAGAAAAATCGGGTATCCAAAACTTTATTCAATAAAATTAAACGAAAAACCAAAAAAAGGGTGTATGGGATTTTTTTGACGTGTCCCAATCCGCTCCGCTTCAAAGAAAACTTTTCAATTAATAACTTTTGTATCATCGGCCGTCTCTTATTTAAAAATAAAAATAAAATTACATTAGGAGCCCTGATAAAACTTTTCATTTAATCTGTTTTGACGTTCGGAGCCTGCTCCATACCTTATTTTGCGTTTGGACCTGCTCCCTTCAATGAAATTATGTTTGGACGGTATTAACATTGAAAGCTAATAGGATAGTATAGCCCATTTCTAACTTTATATCAGAAATATTTATTTAAAAATAACATCTTTTTTCTTCCTCAATTAACTTTGTCGATATACTACTCTATTAGCTTTAAAAGTTAATAGTAATGGGAGCTACTAATTTCAGTATTCGGACTAGGTCTATTGTTTGTTATTGGATTCTTGCCGGCAGGGTTTGGAGCGATCCTAATGAAAAATAAGTTGTGAAAATTAGGAGTTTTAGTATATAATATTATTAATAAGGATATATTAGATAGTAAATAACATACTAAAAATAATTGAAAATATTTGGAGCTTTTGCT